GAGTGATACAAAATTTACAAAGGGTGAGTGGTTTGTTTTAGATGAAAGAGTTGTTATGTGTGGCGATTCTAGGGTTGCTTACGCCTATTCTGGGTCAAGCATTCCGCTTACACAGCACGTAAAATCAAACGCGCATCTTATAGCCGCTGCGCCTGAAATGTACGAAATGCTTAAAGATATATCTGTATCGATGGAATGTTTTCACGGTGTTGACACCAATTCAATATATGAATTACTAGCAAAAGCAAGGGGCGAATCATGACACCAGTTGAAATGTTTTTAACAGCCTTATATGTCGGCACATGCTTAGGCTTGTACGGTGTAATCAGTCTTATATCTTGGTTTGAAGATGAATATATAAATGGAGAAATAGTTAAAGATAGATGGGTTGGTCAAAGGTTGAAATAAACCCATCTCAATGATGGGTTTTTATTACTCTGGATAAAAGTCCAATCCACCCTCGTAAATATCAATCTTAGCCGTTGCTGTTTGTGTTGCATCAAACGATTCAATTTCAAGCAGCACAACGTCATTAGGGTTTAATATATGATTCCCTCCAAATGTAGTTGGTGTAAATCCCTTGCCTTGATTCTGCACATTTGTGATGGCAAATATATCAGCGTGCAGCTTATTGGCTTCAACAGCTAAATTAACCACCGGCGTTATGAATGTTATTTCACTGCCAGCGTACAATCCAGTTAAAGGCTGCCCTGTAATAGCTGAGTTGTAGTTATACCACTTATCAGGAGTGCCAAGCGTAACATCACTAGCGCTTATCCTGTAAGCTCTGCCGATAACTCCGCCACCTGTAGCGCCTAATATTCTTGACTTTAAATCAACATATTCAGCGCCAACAGAGATAACTGAATAAACCTTGTCGCCAACGGCTGTGAATGAAATTGACCTTGACGCTTCCCATTCAAGTCCGCGTTTCTTGTTTACCTCGTTATAGAATTGAATAATGAATGCTGAGGTGCCTGATAGCATCTTTTTAATGTAATCAAACATTGGCCTTAATAAATCATTTCTAGTATACATAAATACCTCTAGGTTTTATTTATTGAATTTAAGCAATCTTGAAGCAGTGCATTTCTGTCACTTTTATTTGTAACAGTGCCTCCGCTAGCAATTACTACCTGCTCTAATAAGTCATTTCTCATATAACCCCACAAAAAAGCCCCGCATTTAGTGAGGCTTTCTATTTATCTAATTGTAAAGCCTGTTACGCTTTAGTTGCGCCAAGCGCCACAGCTTTTTTAACGTAGTAATCTTCACCTGACACTTTCATGCCTGTTAAGTTTACTGTGCCAATTGATGTTGGCGTGAGCTTGTACTCTTTACCTTTACCATCAGTTGCAGTTAAAACAACATCTGTACGAGTGAATGATTTGCTTTTTGACTCTGCCATTTTTAGCTCCTTATAAAGTTGTTACAACTACGCCAGCGGTATCTTTAAGACCTAAGTCTGTGATACGTGACCAGTTAGCAGGCGTTGCAAGTGCCGTGTCGTTAGGTTTAACTACAGCGTTTGTAAAAGTATAACCCTTAAGACCAAGCATGAATGAACCCTCAGATTTAAGAATCTGTTTAGCGTTTTCTTCACTTAGGTCTACTTCATTGTATGAACGGAAATCACCTTGATCTTGCACAGATAAAGCACCAGCAACTAGGCCAAGTTGGATATAGTTTTCAGTACCGACATTGTCGAAGTGCAGCGCATCTGAATCTGTCATGATTAGTGGGCGACCGTGACCATCAGAAACAACACGAATATTACCAAAATCAAACAGGTCGTTAGAGTTAGCAACAGCATTACCCCAAATATCTGTCTGTGATTTAGAGTGCATAACCCAAGCAACGATTGCAGATTGACGGTCGCCAAACTTACCAGCACCTTGAATCAGGCTAGGCAATGAAGCCACACCAGCAGTGCCATCGTAGTTAATATCTGCATCATCCATTGCTGCAACAGCAGAGTATAAAACAGAGTTAAGCATGTACTGCATTGCACCAGCTGCAATATCTTCACCGAATAAACGTCCAGCTTCACGCGGGTCACGGTTAGTCCAATCGAATGAAGTGTTAGTGTAAGTAATGTTAGGCGTACCCCAACCCACTTTAATATCAATTTTTAACAGCTCTTTAAGCGCATACTCAGTTGCTGCCGCTGTAGATGCTGGGTTACGGTTGCCAACTAATGAACTAAGATTCTCAAAAGCTGCCTTTTGATGCTTGTCACCAGCTACCGCCATTGTATCGAGTGTAATAGCGCCACGTGTAGCAGCGTTAAACAAACGAATTTCTTGTTGAAGTGTTACCGCAAATGCGCGGTATGCGTAATCGTTAAATACTTGAAAGTCGCCTAAAGCCATGATGGCCTCCTAATTTACTTTAATTGTACGTTATCCAAGTAAGATAACTTATCGTCATTACTCATCTTGGAATAGTCGTTTTTGTCCTGACTAGTTGACGATGGTGAAACCGTTGAATAATCAGTACCAGATGCTTTTGACCCTGCTAAATGGTTTTGCATATCAGGGTCAGTCTTAGCCCAATCTAGCCACTTATCATGACTATCAGCAACAACATTACCGTCTAAGTCTTTAAAGCTTGCAACAACACTACCTTCATCGTTAAAGCTGTAATCAACTAGCTGGCTTGCCGTTAACTGGCTGAGCTTGTCGTTTTTAGCAAAGTTAGAAACAATGCCACTGACAGCAGCTTTCTTTTCGCTAGATAAAATTAAGTTGTTTCTATCTTCAAGGGTTTTAGCTAGGTCTTGCTGCTTTCGCTCATACTGCGCTCGCTCAAGCTCTAACGCCTCTTGAAACTTACCGGCTTCCTTTGCTGCATCGATTGCTTTTTGCTCAAGCTCTAAAGCTTTTGCTTCTGCTTTCTCTGCCAATTCAAGCTTTTCTTGCTTCATTGCTGCATTGGTGCCTTTTAAGCCGCTAATTTTATCCTCAAAATCAGACTCTAGCTGTTGCTTCTGCTTGGCTAGCATATCGTCAATTGCTTTTTGCTGCTCTTCTGTAAACATTGATAATCTCCTGACTACAATGGTCGTAGCTTCTGCTACTGATTAATATTAACTAAATTTTATGCTATTAAATGTG